TGAGCTGGATTCTAGCTGAATAGGTTCGCCACCAAATAAAATATCTCTAACGTCATCTTTTTCACCAACATCAACACCATCTAATAACAACTGATCTGAGTTAATGGTTGGGCCTCGTTTTCGTAGGCCATCTTCTAATTGAATACTAGAAACACTAGAAGCATCTGTGAAAGCATCTAAAGATAATTTTGTCAAACCATAGTTAGTTAAGATTCTAGGTTTAGGAGGAGATAATTTAATTTTTAATTGTCTAATTAATAATTTATCTCTATCTATATCTCCGATACCAGCAGCTGCCTCAGACATTAATTTACCTACGGTAGCATTTTCTTGATCCATTATAATATTGCCGCCTAGAGCATTTTCAGAAATTATATTATCTTGACGATTAAGAATCCTACCGTCATCATCAATGGCATCTGTGACAATATGAGAACCAATGTGATTACCATCTTCGTGAACAATTTTATAAGGTGTTCCTGATCCATCAGTTCCGTTTAAAACAAGAGTGTTACTATCAGCATCTACAAGATTATAAACACCTAATGCAGTACCACTCAATACACAATAAGAACCACCGTCAAAAATCTCTCCTGTTTCTTGACTAATACTAGTTCCATCTAAAAGTATGTACGCAAATTCTCCTGTAACATCTACGTTATTTGTACCATCAGCATCAGTACCTTCTAGAATAATCTGATCTCCAGCATCCAGCTGAGAACCATCATCAGAACCAGTAACAAGAATATTGTCTCCGTCATCTTCTGAGTCTTCTGAAGCAATAGCACCAAGAGAATTACCACTAGAATCTGTTTCTAGTGCAGTACCAAATTCTGTTCCTTCTAAGGTAACTAGAAATTCAGCATCCCCGCCAGATTCTAAACGCAATTCTTGAAATACATTACCCTCTTCATAAACTATAGGAATACCTAACCTAGAATTAATTTTTAAATCAAACACACCTTTAAGTACAGATGCTAATTCAGAAGAGAATGTAGTTGCCGGTGCATCTACTCTACCCTCACCTGCTGCTGTTGGCATTGCCGCAGAAAGTAAAGTGGCAAAAGAAACTTTACCGAAAGCTGCAAACCCTGCTGGGTGTACTGCTCTTTTCAATTCGTTCATATAGTTTGCAACAGATTGTCCTATTCTAACTTCATAGGAAAAATCCTGATAATAATAGGAGTCTTGTATTCTAATAACATCTTCAGAAATTAGACTGTCTGTAGTTGAATACAAACCAACATCAGTTCCGACAAACCCAATAGTAGCAGATAATTTTGCCACGCTTGATGTAGAAATCGTTGCTACTGCTCCAGTGATTGTAGAAATGCTTTGGCCAGGAAAAAAGTCTACGGATTCATTGATCAAATTACCACCGGCATCTGTACCATCAAAATCTGTCTGATCTAATATAATATCTCCAGCTATGAAACTTTCATTTTCTGTTACAATTTTACCACCCAGATCAGTATCAGAAACACCAGCTGGAAGACCACTTTCTTGTTTAAAAGAACTACCTGTACGATCTGTTAAAGAAAGACCATCTAAAATAACAGCATCTCCAGTATCAACACCCCTGCCTGCAGCATCCGTATCATTAAAGACAATACGTATAGTCTCATCTACACCAGATATTATATGTGAATCAAGGATTATAGGATCGTCTGCTCCTATAGAATTAAAAACAACGGAAGATAAAGTATTTTGTTCTGGTTCGGGAGATTCTTCATCAATAAAACCTTCCCCTGCTTCTGAAACTAACCTAGACCTAGAAGAGCCTGAGTGATTGATAGTTTTATTCTCAAAAATATCATAAAACCCATTTACATCTGCTCCAGCAGAATTGCCGTCAATACCCTCTAATATAAGATGTTCTTTAACATTGACCTGTTCATTAGAATCTTGTCCTAATAATCTGCCACCGCCCACAGAATCTTCCATTGCGATATTATCACCAGCATCAACACCACCAGATGCTGTACTGTCTAAGGTTATTGCAAATAAAGATGTAATTGCTCTATCTGAAGCACCATCTTCTAGAAGTATACCATCAGTAGCATCTACTGATCTAACAGTATCATGTACAACATTTTTATAATACCCTTTTTCTACATCTTCATATAAAACTAAAGAACCATTGTCTAGAGTCCTACCCCAGTTGAATACACCCTCATCAGGGGTGGTATCAGCAGTAGAAACATTATTTTCTGAAGTACCATCCAATAGCAATTGATTTCCTTCTATGCCCGAATCCTCTTGAACCTCTAAGAATATCCCTCCCGTTACCGCTTCTGGTCTAACTGGATCAACCCAAACTTGTTGACTTGAAGTTTGTGTTAATCCCTCACTAGAGACTCTATCTTCATCTACCCAGCCACCAGTTGTGTATAATTGTATACTAGTACCATCCAACTGAAACTTATCTTTTCTCTGAGTGATATCAGAAACCAAATCATGCTCTTCATAAAGTATATTGTCTCCTTCATCATCGGAAAACTGTATGATTTTATCACCAGCATCAGCACCGCCAGATTCTGTTCTGTCTAATAATATTTCGTCACCAGCATTAGTGCCACTTCCATCAGTACCACCATCTTCTATCAGAAAAGAATCTCCAATAACAGTTCCTTCGAGCAATACCCTAGTACCATTCTTTGGATAGTGAGGACGAGCTTCATAAAACTCAAAGGAAGTAATCCAAGGAGGAGAGTCCTCATCGACACGCATTTCTTCAAGTTCCATCGTAGTAGTACTACATGTATAAGAATCATTATACTCTAAACTTATTTGAGTATATTTTGAATCATCAGCATCTGTTACTACTTGATCGACAAATCCAAATCTTGGACTTTCTTGTACAGCAACACCAGTAGTATCTCTCTGGTCTATATCTCGGCTCTCAAGATTTTGAATACTATTATTTTCAATTACATTATTAGCTAAAATTCTACTAAAGACTAATTCTGTATTTTCTTCTAATTGTATATCTTGATTAACAATTGAATCCTCTTGTTCTAATTTAGTATAAATTGCATCTTCTATAGTTGTAGATAATACTTTAGTAGTATTATTAAAATTAGTAACGGTTCCAGTATGAGAAGATAAAATATTACTTTGACTAAAGGTTCCCGTTATACCTGTTAAAATAAAATTTGCTGGAACTGAAGCAGCGGGTGCAATTTTATAATTAAATCCAGCATCTTGAACTTTAACATCTAATATAGCACCAATATTTTTAGTGGTAGAAATCAGAGCTGCCCCTGACCCATACGCAGACCCAACCGTGATAGTAGGTAAGGAACTGTAACCAGAACCACCAAAGGTTATACGAGCGCCACCAATTTCTCCATAAGTAGAAAATGTGCCTTCTTCAAAAACTATACGATCACCTTCTATATCATCTAGTTTTAGTAATCTTGGAGTTGCAAGCTCTCCTGATACTCGAAAACCAGCATCAGTTGCAGAACTATCTGTGCCATCTAAAGTTACGAAATCTCCAGCCTCAGTGCATAAATCTATATCTGGAAAACTTCTTACAGTAGTTGGTTCCATAACAACATAGTCTGCTGAACCATCAGAAATGTCAGAACTTTCTGATAGAAATGCTCCACCAAGATAAGAAACTAAAGCAACTGCTGTAACCGAAGCTTCATTGCCTGTAAATATTAATGGATCACCTATTCTATAGTTTGCTCCTGATGAAAAAACTATGACATCATCAAGATTACCTACAGATACTGTATTTACTATGGCAGTTGCTAAACCATTACCGACAGTATTATCAAGAGTTACAATATCTCCTTCATTATAAAGAATTCCACCACTTTCAATAACAGCACCTGTTACAATTTTTTGTATAGTAAATCTTTGTTCTACATCAGTGGTGACACCAATTGCAAAGACGGTTTCTCCATCAATAAACGTGCCATTTAATGTTATTAAATCTATTTCAAATTCACTAATAGAAAAAGCACCCTGAGAAAATCCTGTTGCGTTAACAACAAAAACTGTTGCTCCAGATGTGCGGCCTGTTAATGTTAGTCCTATAACTTCTGTACCAGAACTACCTGTTCCATTTGCACAACGTATAATAGATTTTTTATTCCATTTGCCGTCAGATGTTCTCAACATATATTTTGTAGGATAAAATACGTCAGCATCTTCTGCAAACATCATACGTAAAAATAATTTATGACCCTCTGAAGTACCTTTGGCTGCATAAAGGTCTTTAATATTTTTTATTAAATCTCTTTTTGATAATCCATCTGCTAAAGTTAGTGGTATGGTATCCATAAACTGTCTTTGCATTTCATCTAATACAAGAGCAGTTGTATTATCTGTATTTGCATAATCCATCATTTGTTGGATATTTTGTATAGGATTACCACGATAGGATTTTATAACAGAAGTCGCACCAGAGGTTGTGCCTGTTATTATTTCGCCAAGTTCAAATCTTTGGTTGGATGATATAAAAAGTCTAGGAATTGCATTTCCTAGATCATCTATCAGAACAGTAGCAGTTGCTTTTGATATGCTACCTGTAATAGTTTCGCCTTCTATAAATTTTCCAGTAGTGCCAACACCTTCTTCAGCAACAACCTTTTCATCATTTTCATCTAGAATATAATTTACACTTATTGTTTCTTGAATAATATTATTGATAATACCATCGCACTGGAGCTCTGCAGCTTCAAGAAATTCATAATACTGTTTGAGGAATTCTACAAATTGGGGATGATCGCTACGAATATAGTCAGGCATTTGCCCTTCTATAAGCGGAGAAATTTTTGTAACTAATCCTGAATCAAAAGGGGTCATCTTTAATAACTCGTATTACTAGCATAACTTGTTGAAGTTGTGTATGTAGTGCTTGCGCCTGCATCTCCTACTGCAATAGAATCAGGATCACCAGAAACTTTTATATTGACTACATCTAATTCTAAAATTTGATTACGTACAGGAACAATATCTTTAGAACTTGGAATAGCAGTTAACCTAATTTTTCCAGATGTTAATCCATCAACATCTGAAATAGAAGAAATAGTTATACCATTAATACTGATTTGGCCTGTAGCATAATTTACTGTTCCTGCTGCATTATTGTCATACGTTTTTACTATACCCACTAAATGAAATCGTCTAAGATTACCAGAACCATCTTCATCAAAGAAACTCTCTGTAGTTTCTGATCCAACTTTAAAACCAGAAGAACTAATAATACCGCCCGCACTTTTTGCGTGGCCAGGATGAGGATTGTAAAGTGCATTATTAAAATATAGATTATATTTCGTTACTTGATCAGCGCTAGCAGGTGTAAAGAATTTTGCTAAAGTAACATTAGTAATATTACTTAAAATAGAATCGTTTGTATCATCAATCAATCTACCAACAGCAGAATGACGGAAAACAATATTAAAACTTTTCAAATTAGAATTATTATAATTTCTTAATGTTGTGCTTACATCTGAAATTAAATCTTCTTTTGTTTTTGTGGTTTTACTAGAATCATATTTAAAATTTGTATTCAGAATAATATACGTAATTTCTGGATCAATGATAACTGGAGTGATAGAAGCAACATTGTATTTTTTTAAATCTGATACTAATAATGATTTCTGAGCATCTGTCAAATTATTTCCTGTAGTAGATTTGATAGAAATATAAACTCGACCATAAGATGCTGTGCCAGTCACCCCAAGACTAGGATCATAAGAACCAACGTCACCACCAAATACCATAACTGCTTGTGTCTGTGGAAATAGTTTTTTTGCATATACTTTATAATCTTCAGCAGTTACGCATCTTCCTTGAGAAGCATAATCTAATGGAGCATTTATTTTAATAGATGTTAAGGACTCCGGGCCCGAACCTCCGATTGCTTTATTAACAGTAGTAACTGTAATATCAGTTACAGTATCTACTGCACCAGAAGAAGCAAACACAGATGCTCCGTTTGCCGCTGATCTATTTGTTACAACATATTTAAGTAAAACAATGTTACCATTAGTAAGTGATTTACTTACAACACCATCTCCAAAGTATACTTCAAATTTTCCTGCTTCAACCTCTTGTAAAAAGTAAACATTACTTTTAGAAGAAAGTGCAGAAATGTCTACTGCTTTAGTAAAAGAAGTTGTCGAAGTGTCTGATGCTGAATTTTGTACTTCTACAGTAAGAGTGCTTGTATCTGAAGCTGCTTCTGGCATAACAAACCTCTGTTGAACATCATTAGAATCTACAGTATACCGTGAGGTAATATAAGACCCTTCATATATTTTGATATTATTAAACGGTATATTTGCACCAGTATTCTGTCTTGTTAACTCTTCTACCGTAACAAATTGATAATCAATATTATCAATTGTTGTTGTAAACACTGTTCCTGCTGGCATTGTAGCAGAAGACTTTGCAGAATTTAAAACTACATTAACATCTGCATAACTAGCCTTACTAGAAGTAACTTCATAACCTAGTGTCTTCGCATGGGAAACAATACTAGAACGTAGAGTTGAAGTGTCTAGGAACATCTCATTTGCTAACATGTTCATGTTATATCCAAGATAATGTGTATTGTAAGCTAGGACATCCAATAAGGCACTTATTCCAGAACCTTCAAAATCGTAATCTTTAAATTGTGATTGGGATTTAAGGAATGTTTTAAGATTTGTTTTTACATCATCAAAATCAAATTCCGAAACATCTAACCTTCTTGATTCATTTGCCATTATCGTATTCTCTCTAATGCTAGTGTTAAGTCTATAAGTTCAGTAGGTGCATTAACTATGTAAAATTCTACTGAACACGTGTAACTATTTTTGTCTAGATCAGGATAAACATTAACACCAACAAGTCGTGCTCTTGGCTCAAAATTTTCTATAACATCTTCAACCTGTCGAGCAAGAATGACTGCTGTTGTTGGAGTCATCAATTCAAATAACATTCCTGTCACACCAGAATAAATTTCTGGATGAAATGGTTTTTCGTATTGGTTTGTTAATATAAGATTGCGTATTGATCTTTTTATTGCTTGGACATCATATATTGTATTAACATCGCCATCGGTATTATTCTTTCCAAAGAAAAGGTCTAGGTCAGAATATAATTGAGCTCCCCTACTAGAAGTTTTATTCTGTCCTTGAGCATCTGTAAACGCATCTGTATTTCTTGAACTTTCGTTGGTCAACGACTAACTCCTTTTACGTATTATTTATACAAATATTAATGTGTTTGCTTCATAGAATATGGAGTATATTTCCCCCACACATCTTTTGCTTCCCTTTTAATAAAAGGTTTATTAGTTTCGCTCTTTATCGGATTTGTGATAGTAAGGTAAACCTTTTTACCTTTCTTCCATGCAGAAACTTTATTTTTAAGTTCTTCTAATGGACTCCATAGATTTTTCTTTCCCATAATATTTCCCCTATGCTTCTAATATTTCTATTGCTCTTTCGTTTACTCTACGTTCACTAAGTCTTTTTTCTAATCTTTTAGCTTTTGCTTCAAATGCAGCTGCGGCAGGTTTTAACTTTGCTTCTAACGCAGCAAGATCGGTTGCCAATTTATCTCTTGCCTTCTTATCTCCAAATATCCCTTTTACTAAATCTTCTGATACACTTTCTGAAAAAGAATGTGCAAGTTCTTTCAGTGCTTTAAACTCTGGTAATAGTGAAGCCTTTGCTTTTTCTACTGCAACTACTGCTCCTGGCGGCAATTCAAAGTTTGGTATTTTAGAAGACAACGCTGATGTAATTGATACAGAAGAACTTCCGCTTTTAAGTGCAGAAGTTGCGGCAGAAATTGTTGAGGCTGAATCAGTTATGATACTATCTAAATCATATCCTCCTGACTTAATCGCTGGCCCAAATGCTGTGGTTATTGATGCTAACTTATTTGCATACTGATCAGTTCCTAGAGATAAACCATTAAGAGCCTGCAACTCTGCTTGTAGATTTAACGCAGCTGCAATTGGTAACTCTGCCATTAATCCTTTTGTTTTTTCTTTTAAATCTAATAAGTCTGATTCAATTTTTGCAACTAAATCGGCTGCAGTTGTAGCCAGATTAGTTTCCGTTAAAATTTTATCCTCTATTTCTGCAACCTTCCGAGCTATTGCATTATATAATTCACTAGCGCCTGGCAAGCTTGGTGTTTTAAAATCCATTCTAATCTCCTACAAAAACATCAGCAGAACCAGCTGCAGTTGGGGTGGGATTATGACCTGCTGAGTCAGCTAATCCGGCATCGGGTGTATGATTTACAACAGCGATTCCTTTTATGAATACGTTTTTAGACCCAGCAACTAATGCTCCTGCTCCATGAGTGTTTAAATTACCATGTACCGCAATTAGTTTTTCATTTGCAAATACATTAGTGTTTACGCTTACTACAGTGGTTGCACCACATGATCTTGCATCTCCATGTCTATGTACTTTAGCCATTATGGGTTAATATCCACTTTAGTAGTACCAACGATTGTATATATCGTTCCAGCAGTACTGTCTATTGTTGTTGCAGCAGTTTGCACTATAGATGCAGCATTAGATGCCATCGTAATACCACTTACTGCTTGCAAGTTCATAGTTGTTCCTGCCTTTGCGGTATACGTGCCAGAGACAGCAGTTTCCGATATGTGAATCCTTGCTTCTCTTGTAATAGAACCAGTTGTACTCTTTTGAGATATGTTGTCCGTAACACTATGTCTAAAATACCCTTCAATAGTTCTCTGCTCGTTTCCTAGAATAGTAACGTCTTGATCTTTACCAACTCTTCCTTTTACATTATCATTTATGTTGTATGAATAGTTGCCTCTAATCTCAGATTCTAGGTTTCCGCCAGATTCACCAGCTCCAATTTTAACTCTCTCGTTCTTATGTATCTTACGAGTATAGTCACCCTCTACCTCTAAGATATAGTTACCCTTTATCAATTCTTTCTTAGTTCCCTCAATCGTAAGGTTAACATTCCCTTTTATAAGAACATTAGAGGAACCAGCAATAATTTCGTAATTCGATCCGACAACCTTTACAACCTTATCACCTAAAGGATGGATTTCCTCA